ATCGTGTAGAGAAATAATCTGCAAGTCACTCTGGTCCCGGTAGAGAACTTTGGATTCTTCTTTGCCGTTTAGATGTGATAGGAACGGTTCTTGAATGTTTCCGGATGAGCGATATGTGCAAAAAAAAAGCAAACACCTACTATGTAGATATCTGCCTTGCTATTTTAGCTCCCCCGGACGGTATAACGCATATACTGTCATGGGTAAAAGCTGTAAATCTGGTATATTAAATGCTTATTTGACTAGCAACATAACCCAGTCAAATAAGTGAATTGGTTACCAACTGGTGACCGGGGTATCTAAGCCGAAAACTTTTCGACGATTCTATCTCGATCTTTCCATGGGAAGGTGTCTATCTCGTACTCTTCGAACGCATTTATCACAGATGCTGAGATATCGCTACGGCTGTCATTCAGGAATACGAAAAGTCTCGAATCATCATCACGTTGGACATGGATATCAGTCCATTCGAATAACGTAAGCTGAACAGCATTTTTATTCGGATTGTTCACGGCCTGAATGATTGTTTCGGGAGAATCGTTCGTCTTTGGAATGAGGATGTCAAACTTATGCGACAAACCTGACTTACCTTGCAGCTGAATATCACGACTTCCCCATATGCGCTTGCTTTGAAGGTATGAGAATACATTGTCTGAAAACACACCAGGTACACGTGAACCTGACATAGCCATCAGATCGCTGACAGATAACATAGCCTGAATGAGAGAGTGTTTTTTCTGAGGGAAGGTAGACATGCCAGCTTTGACTACAAGTTCATCACCATCAACTCCAATGCCGAATCGGTTCACTATGCGGTTAAGAATAAGTCTTCTTTTCGAATTTCTCAGGTCAACACCGGAGGCTCTTAGATCACCAATAGTCCACCCATCATCACTGAGTAAAAGAGAGTTCCCGTCCTGCTGGACGTATATCTGAATCATATCATTGTGGCTGTCGACGAAAGGAGTTGTAATCTCAGTGTATCCATTCTTATCACTGAAACTGACACCTTCGCGAAACCATTTTATGTATGATTCAATGAAGTCGTTTCCTGTAATCATTCGAATAGATCTCCTCCGACGGCCAAGGCCTCTGTGTTCATGATATTACAGAAACGTAGGAAGTCAATCAATGCCTCTGAAGGGATATCTGTTTTCGAAAGCTCTGGAGGTGCCGGTATCGCCCAGGCATCATTATCTCCTTCTCGGTAGATGTGAAGGTGAGCGCCTTTTATCACTTCGTCATCAGGATTCGTGTGAGGTGGGCAATTGATATCGAGCCTGTACAGGATGGGGTTATCTTTTGATTTATGTCTCAGATTATAGGATGCTTTACTCGGGTTTTTCGTTCCTCGATGGATAAACATAGGAAAGAAATTCTTTCCCTTTTCACAGGTTACAACCAGGTCAACTCCTCCGACATCCGGGAAGACAAATAGATCAGGGTCTTTGATCTTCTTCAGGATCTTCATGAGTTTTTCAGCGTCTTCTTGTGAGAGCATGCTTACCTCCTGTTTTTGTCTATCACCGATCCCGGATCGTCATCCATAAGGGGTAGGGTTATGGAGTAAAATCTAGCGCATATTTCCCCTCAACATCAAATCTCTGCGTCATACCCATTGTTGTGATAATGAACGAGCCGGCACTTGATATGGTTCGGAACTCGATACCGTATTTTACATTGTAACCATTAGAGCTAAGCTCAATATAATAACCTTTATACGCCGTTGTCGTGCTTAAATCACGCGTGCTTTCGGTTACCTTGTAGTCACCTGTAGCGATCATATTTTTAAGATTAAGACTCAAACTAGGAAGATCTACTATAAAATTATCTGATGTGATTGTTATTGTTAAATCAGCATCCGTGTTTAGGAATTTTCCCTGAAAAAACTCGGGTGGCGACAGTTTGTATTTACTCTGGAACATGTCGCATCCTGTCATGAAAATCAAGACAGCCAAAATAAGACAAATAGATAAAAATTTTTTCACCTTTCGCTCCTTTTATTATAAGATTTATTCCATTGGTAAAATTGGTATTCTATGCACTTGTGGTTTTCGCTGTTTGCTCAGTATCCAGTCCGAGCAAAATATTAATCACCCTCCGATTCTCTTCGCTCGACTTTAAATACTCACGGTACAGCTTGTTAGAAAATCGTATCTGAGACGTTACACCATCTACTAAGTATTCAACAGTGGTTCCCACTTCTCTGGCTAGTGCTACGGCTACAGGCAACTTTGGAAGAACGTGTCTTGTTCTTTGGACTCGAACGAGGTTGTATTCTACGCCTATTGCCTCTGCGATATCCTTAACGGTTCTACCTTTTCGAAAAGAATCAAACCTTTTCCAGAATTCAATCGCTTCGTTGGCACTCTCGTCTGCCATTTCTTATTCCTTATACATTCATATTTTAATACCACATGGATATAAAAAGCAACAAATTGTGAAAAAAAATGTTGCAAAGGATATGTTTATGTCCTATATTGGAGTCATGAAGGACATAAAAGTAAACATTCAGAATAACGACGGAGTTCATCTCCGGGCGAATATCACACAGACACAAAAACTCGAGGCAAGGAAAATTGCCAAGAGCAAGGGCATGACATTTCAGGGATGGCTTGGCCAGATCATCGAAAGAGAAATTGCGAATCAGGAGGCGACACATGGAACTGGCGACGCTCGATGATGTCAACCGGATTGAAGGTAAGCAGGACCGCATGGAGAAAATGATGATTCTCATGCTGAGGCATCCACGTGGCCGGAATGTCGTCACGGTCAAGGACATTGCGGAAATGGAAGGAGAGAGCACCACCAAGCTGTATCAGGGAGCACGCTATCTTCTTCCCCGCTTTGGTCAATCGGCCTATCCGGAGGGATACGCACGCTGGCCACTGGAGGAATACCTGGCATGGTCTGCACGCGATCCGGAAGAGCGGCACCGGGAATGGCTCCAGCACCTCGAATCCGAACGTAAGCGGGAAGTCAAGAATCTACAGCGAGCAACAGGCTGAATGCCGATAACCATAAAGAGGTTCCCGCACCTCGGCACTGAAACGCGGAAGCTGGCTGGTGCAGGAGGGGCTCATATCCCTTCCGTCCCGTTCGAATCGGGAGACAGCTTGAACACTCGGCCCGCATGGGTGAGTGAACAAACATTCAGGAGGTCTATTTTCCTTTTCACTGGAAGTGAGTTCAGAATACATAGTTTCGCAGACCAGAAGGTACGAGCGCATGGCCCCGGCGTCCTGCACAGCAGGGGCAAATAAAAAACCACCGAATCCCGCTAAAGCTTCGGTGGCAGGTTGGTTCGATCATCAGATCGAAATGACACAAGCAGAATACACCCTATTCTGCACGATGACAACCGCTAAGCGGTTAGGAGTCACTTATGAATAAGTCAGATGAAATGGTGAAAAGCCTCGTGGCCAGCACGGCATCACAGGCAGTCGGCATCTATCAGCAGCTGAAGAGAGAGCATGAGCTTGAGATCATGCAGTACCAGGCAGGAGTAAGGTCATTTAATTCTCGCGTGAACGAGCTCAAGAAAGAGAGGGAGAAGCTCCTGAAGGAGCTCGAAGCTGATCGGAACGAATTGCAAAAACTCCGAGAAGATTACGCCGTCCTTGAGAAGGAAAGCGAACAGCACCGGCGTTGGTGGCTCAAAGCTACCGAAGATCGCAATGCCGCCCAGAAGGAACTCAAGGATCTCAAGGACCAGCATGCCTCAGAGTCGGATGATCTTGAGGAAGAGGTGAAGGAGGCGCTGGCATGAGTGAGCAGTTCACAAGAACGAAATTCCCGGACCGGGCCTCATGGCTCGCCGGGAGGGGAGAAGGCCTCGGCGCATCGGACGCTGCGGCCTTCATGCAGCTTTCCCCATGGACAAGTATCACAAAGCTCTGGCAGGAGAAGACGGGCCAGATCGAGCGAGAGGACATATCAGGCAAGCCGGGTGTCCAGCGTGGCATCGATGAGGAGCCGATCATCAGGAATCAATTCATCGAAGATCACCCCGAGTTCGAAGTCTACCACCACCCCTACGAGATCCTCGCACTCAAGCGCAAGCCGTTCATCAGAGCTTCCCTCGACGGGGAGCTCATAGTCGTTAAAGAGAACCACTATGGACTTCCTGTAGGCTCTCGCGGTGTCCTGCAGATCAAAACCGGATCCTATTCGGCCAAACGGTATCTGGACAAGTGGACAGGGAGAGAGATGCTGGATTTCTACTTCGCTCAGGAATGCCAGGAACTCCTCGTGACCGGGTGGGACTTCGCATGGGTTCAGGCGAAGCTGTTCCGCATCGACCGTCGGTATGCCACGGGAAGAACCAACGGATACCTCCCGGATCAGTACGAAACATATTTCCTGATCAAGGCCGGGAATCCTGTCGTGCAGGAGTCTATTCAGGCTGTAGAAGAAGCAGCAACAACCTTCTGGGATGATGTACAGAACATGCACTCCCCGGACGTAGCCGTATAACAGGAGAATACACATGGCAACAGCAGCAGAAAAATCAATCATCATATCAGCAGAAGTACAGAAGGAAGGATTTATCGCCCATAACTTCGATGCGATCAAGAATGCGGTCGAAGATAAGATCAAGCCGTACATGGGCCTTATATTCCAGGACGAAGATATCCGGGACGCTAAAGGAACCCTTGCAGATCTCCGCAAGATGCGCACTTCGATCGAGGACAAGCGCAAGGCGATCAAGAAGCAGTGGAACCAGCCCTATGATGAATTCGAGGCAAAGGTGAAAGAGATCGTCGCTGTCATCGACAAGCCGATCGCTGAGATCGACGACCAGGTCAAAGATTATCAGGCTCGCAAGAAGGAAGAGAAGAAGACCGAGTGCGAAGGCATTATCGAGGGCATCCTTGCAAGCATCGACGACGACAACGATCGCGAGTTCGTCACCGCATGCGGGGTTACTTTCGACGAACGCTGGCTCGACGCTACCACTGCAATCAGTCAGGTTGAGAAAGATGTCTTCGATCAAGTGAAGAAGATCCTCGGCGATGCTTCTTCCATCGCTGATGTATGTGAAGGCGATGAAATGCTCACGGATCTCCTTGTTGACTACAAACGCAGCAAAGATCTGTCAGCGGTTCTACGGAGACGGAAGGACATTCTCGAAGCACGTGTAGCTGCAAAGAAGCGGAAGGAAGAGCAAGAAGCAAAGAAAGCTGCAGAGGCCGAGAGAAAGGCTCAGGAGCTCAACGAAACATCCACATCTACAGAAGACACGCCTGTCCCTGAAAACGTCTCACAGGGCCCTGATGAGGCTCCTGTGGAACAGGAGGCGCCCAGCCGCCTCAACCTGGCTTTCAGCCTTGAAGGCACGAGCGGAGATCTCGCAGACATCATGGCCATCATCCGCTCGAAGACCGACGTCAGGGTCACACGACTGTACGGACACGTCGATTCAGAAGGTTCATCTTTCTGGACAGCAAAAAAGGAGAACTGAAATGGAACCAAGATACGCACAGAATCAGAGTCTCGCGAAGACTCAGGCACCGAAGACTTCACTCGAAGCAGTGAAGAGAATGACAACAGATCCGAAGATGCTCGCCCGCTTCCAGGATGTGCTCGGAAAGAAGGCACCTCAGTTCCTGGCATCTGTTGTTTCGGCTATGGCATCGAACAAGCAGCTGCAGAACGCAACCCCTATGTCAGTCATGGGGGCTGCAATGGTTGCAGCAACTCTCAACCTCGACATCAACCCCTCTCTCGGATTCTCAGCCATCGTTCCCTACAAGAAAAAGTTTAACGACAACGGGGTGTGGCGCGAGCAGATGGAAGGCCAATTCCAGATCATGACGAAGGGTTTCGTGCAGCTTGCGATCCGCAGCGGCCAGTACCGGAATATCAATGTCACAGAAGTCTATGCTGATGAGTTCGAAGGCGAAGATATCATCACCGGTGAAGTCATCATGCACCCAGTTGCAGACGGGTTCAGAAGCAAAGGTGATAGCTCCAAGATCGTTGGATACGTCGCCTACCTTGAGCTGGTATCAGGTTTCCGGAAAACCGCTTTCTGGTCGATGGAAAAGATCCTGAATCACGCGAAGAAGTTCTCGAAATCATGGGACACCAAAAACGGCCGGTTCTTCAAAGGTTCCGGGTGGGACTCTCACTTTGAAGCGATGTGTCGCAAAACAGTCCTGAAGAACACGCTTTCCTCCTGGGGGATCTTGTCTGTCGAGATGCAGAGAGCCGTCGTGTCTGATCAGGGGCTTATCGACGATGTAGACAACATCGATGACATCGAATACCTGGACAACCCGGATAACGACGGTGAAGAGATCGAAGGAGAGGTGGAAGAATCCAGCGAAGATCCTGCTCCTGCTCCCCCTGAGAAAAAGTCGACTTCGAAGGTTGCTCCTAAGAAAGAGCACGTAGGTCCGGTTGTTCCTCCGGAAGGATTCGAAGACGATTCAGCTCCTTTTGAAATGTCTTCAGACGAACAGAAGGCGCTTGACGCCTTGTGGAATCAGTGAGGTGAACCGTGGTAGATGTCAACAAAGTAATCATCAAGGATGACACCCTTGTCGTCGATTTCAAAGACGAGAAAGGCTCATTCAAAATGAGCGTAAACACCACCGGGGAGAACGAGCCCTCCCCGGACCTCTTCGTATCTATCCGAAAAATGATCGATATCTTCGCATACCGGATGGATCTCGAAGCGAAACGGGACAGCCTGACTGTGCTGGGCCTCGAATCCGGGCGCGATCAGAGGGGGTTATGGTTTCGCATCCATGGATCCTATACCGCGCATACTCTTGAGCACAAGGTTGCTACCGGAAAGCTCAGGGAGATCATCTATTACCCCGGGGACTATGACGAGCAAGGAAATCTCATCGACATATCCAGTCCGGAACGGGAAGAGGAGCTCGTGAGTGAGTATCCATCTCTTCTGACCGAAGATGAGCATGGGATCCTGATCGACTGTCTGGCCGAGGCTCAGGCATTCGTCGGTGGAAAGAGGCTGCAGAAGCAGTTTGAGTTCGAGGAGGATGCACCGTGACAGCGAATGTTCTAGGCAGGAAGGTCTATCTACATGAGATCGATGAATCGACAATAAGGTTTGTCAATGGGAAAGGCCTTACCGGAAAGTGTAAGCATTGTGGAACAAAGGTTGTTCTTGAGCGCAGGCATAGTGTCACTCCCAGACGGAAGCCGAAGATGAGCAAGAAGGAAAGGAGGAGTTATCGTGAATCTACGAGAAAGATATGAGAAAGAGACGGGGAAAAAATCTCATCAGTACGGAGGCTTACCGAATGAGGATTATGTAGAGTGGATCGAAGATAAGTTTTCATGGATCCCTACGAGCAAGGAACAGCCTGAGCAAGACGTTACGGTGCTTGTATTCAATAAAGACGGTTTTATCTACAAGTGTTTTCGTGATCAGGATCTTTATTTCGATGACGATATGTACCATTTTGATGCAGAATCGATCACACACTGGATGCCGATACCAGATCCTCCGGCAGAAGAGGAGGGAACCTCATGAGCATAAATGGAAGAGATTGGAAAGTAAGTGATGTAAACCCTCGTAGAATCGACATCGAATCCATATCAGCGCATATCTACTGTCCGGATGAAGAGCATGCCCGCCATATTGTTGATTGTGTAACCGCATGCACTGGAATCCGCAAGGACGTTCTCAGATCTGGGCTGGTGATAGACTCACTGAAGCTTGTTGAAGACGCAATGCGCCATACGGGAGTGCTCGTTAAGGAGGATCCTCGTGAGTAGAAAGATCCTCATCATCATCATGGGCGAACCTGTCGCTCAGGGACGTCCTCGGATGTCTACATTCAACGGCCACGCCCGGGCATACGACCCTGCAAAAAGTCGGAACTGGAAGCAGATCGCATCGATGATCGCAGGGAAAAAGATGGAAAACAAGAGTCTAATGGAGGGGGAACTTTCCCTCTCTATCCGTGCATATCGTAGCATCCCGAAGTCATTCAGCAAGAAGAAAACAGCAGCCGCGATCGCCGGGAAAATAAGACCTACGACAAAGCCCGATCTGGATAATATTGTCAAGAGCGCGACCGATGCCTGTAACGGGATCTTGTTTCACGACGACAGCCAGATAGTGGCTTTTCATGAACCGTTCGGAAAGTGGTTCAGCGATAAGCCGAGAGTCGAGATCGAGGTGAAGGAGATCAGTAATGGACGATAATTTTTTCTTAGAAATAGGCAAGATCGATGAAGAAAAGGGCGATCACATCATGCGTATTGTTCAGCTTTCCGGAGAACAGATCAGCAAGCTCGAAGCAGTGGTCAATCTGTTGAATCGTGAACTGAAAAATAAACGAGAAACACTTTCTGCCAGTCACCGGAATTATGATGACCTGGTGGATAAGTTCAAGCGTTGTGAAGATCGCGCTCTGTATGCCGAAAGATCTGCAGAAGAACGGGGAAATGAGATCGCGAAACTGTCAGAAGACAATAAGCATCTCAGGAGTATTCTAGTACAGAAGCAGTGGGATCAGCCAATCGAAATTCAAGGATCAATTTTCAATGCGCATGACATTCTTATTATCCGCACTCAAGGCAACTGGAAAGCTCAAAGGGTAGATCAGCCATCGAATCAGTTTGAAGGAATAACAGCGTACGGCCCTACTCCTGTATTAGCACTGAACAAGATGCTTGCGATTGAAAGAAGGGAAAACAGCATCCACTACGGCGAGAAGGAGATCAAGGTTGAGGAACGAACAGGAAACGCCCTACACGAAGGATGATCACATTCCTTCCGACTGGGTAAGAACACTGAGGCCATGTGCTGAGTGCAGAGCCTCCCACACATGGATCGACAACGAAAAGGTCTGGCACTGCGTACTATGCGGCTGGACAAGCGAGGATGAAAGAATGGGTAAGAAGATAACACTTGAAGATAAGAAGATCATAAAGAAGATGTATGAGGAAGGCGCTTCAATGAAGGAAATCGCAGAAGCGATTGACAGATCTGAAGGCTCGGTTACCTCGACTCTGTATGCACTGCGAAAGGAAGGCAAGGTTTCTCCTGACCAGCGAACACATGCGATCAGAGAGAAGACGAACACTGAGAAGAAAGAGGAAGACGACAAGAAGATCTCCAAATTCCTGAAACAGCACCACGAGGTAGAGAACGAACCGAAGGAGACTGGGGACGAAGAAACTGCTCCGGAGAAAGTTGAAAATATCCGAGACAACGAGGTGTCTGACAAAGAAGTCGACAACCTTACCCGGATCCTCCAAAGCATCCCGGAAGGAGATGAAGAAGAGGATCTTCCCGATGATAATGAAGAGCCGATCATCACTCCTGAAATCAACCAGTATCCTGATCCGACCGTTCTTCCCTCACACCCAAAGTTCACTGAAAAGCAGGACGATACTGTCACAGTCAAAGAAGCGTCTCCGGAGAGTGGAAATCCTGCCCCGTCAGCTTCACTTTCCGAAGAAGTCGAAGAAGAACACGTCGATCAAGAAGAAGCGTCTCACAGCAACATGAGGCACGTCATTGAGCTCACGGCTCTTGAAGGTCTGGCGGAGCTACTCGACCGGGGCCAGATCAGGATCAACCGTCTCGTTCTTGACAACAAGTTCGGCGTGTTCTCGATGCAGTTCGAGGAGGTGGTTTGATGGAACGTAACTACCGAGAACTCCTGGAACACGGAAACAAGGCGCAGCTTGAGAAGCTGCTTGAGAACAAGCACAAAGAAGACTGGCCGAATGAAATCGACTACACGTACGCCTGTATGGACCTCGAAATGAAAGAGCTGCAGAAAGAAGTGTATTCCGGGTATGGAGTAGATTTTTCGAAGATCCGTCGCGAAGCTGCAGACGTAGCGAACTTCGCACACATGATCATCCTTGCCTGTGATCGGAGGCTGAATAATGAACAGCCATAAAGGACCGGGGCTTTTCGCGTATGTTGTCTCGGCCGCGATTCCCTTTTACCCGGAGACAACGACCGTAACACGTCTCTCGAAAAGATTCCACGTGAACTCCTTCAGGATCATAAGGGCTGTCGATTCACTACACCAGCAAGATCTCATATGCCAGGAAGGGAGTACTCTCACGAAACTGAGGAGGGACTGGTGAAAGCGATTGAGTCACTTACATTCATTGCGACGATGGCGATATGCGCGAAGCTGGGGATGGTGTATGTCATCCTCGGCTGCATGCTCACCTATGTGATCGCGCTCGCGATCGAGAGCAGAAGGAACAGGAGGAAATAGTGAACCCAGTAAAATTTAAAGGGTATAACACCGTATATGCTAAGGATCAGCCTGAATATCGTCAATTGCCTGTTCACAGGACAAAAGACGGCGATGTGACGAGCTGTTGGAAGCTGACGATCAGAGAGCGGATCGCGATCATGTTCGGTAAGAATATCTGTATCAGCGTTCTGACGTTCAATCAGCCTCTTCAACCTATCCTGCCGTACGTTGGGAAGCCTGACATCGAGGAGGCAGCACATGGCAACAAGTGAAACATTCTGGTTCCGGCATGACGTCGGAGCTTCAAACGACAGGCTTATGCAGCGCCTCATGAGACGGCACGGCATGGAAGGTGTAGGGGTGTACTGGGGGATCATCGAGATAATGTACCAGGAGGAAGGACACATCCAACTCGGCCATATAGAGGACCTTGCTTTCACGTTCCACGTTGATCCTCAGCTAGTCGACCTGATTGTCCGTGAAAGCGGACTGTTCGTGGTCGAAGACGACTGGTTTTACAGTGAAAGAGTGGCACGCGAATTCGAAGTGAAAAACGAGAAATCCGAGCAGGCAAGAGAGAAGGCGAATAAACGCTGGAATAAGGAAGAAAATGCACCTGCAATGCCTCAGCAATGCCAACCCAATGCCAGAACAGAACAGAACAATAAAGAATATAATACCCCCCTAGATACTAAAGTATCTATCCCCCCTACTGGGGGAAAACGCTCCAAATTCCAAAAACCTTCAGTCGATGAAGTGGCTGAGTATTGCAGCGAACGAAAGAACTCCGTGGATCCTGAACAGTTCATAGCCTTCTACGACTCGAACGGGTGGAAAGTAGGCAAGAATCCGATGAAGGACTGGAAAGCAGCTGTGAGGACGTGGGAAAAGCGACAGGTGAACGATAGGTCATCTCCGCCAGGCAAGCCTTCTCAACGGACCCTCGGAAACAAAGACCGCTGGGATGAATTCTACGCCAAGGAGGATGCCAAGCATGCAGCAAACACGTGAAGAATTTCTGAACCTGTTCATCAGAGCCAACCCGACCTACGAAATCAAGCAGATCATTACCCGGACCTGTGAGAAGCACGGCGAGCACACAAACCACCAGCTCGTGCAGACGCTCGATGACGGGACGAAGCATCTGCTGCCGTTGATGGGGTGTCCCCGATGCCGGGATGAGGAGAATATCCGAAACTCTGTGCGAATGCACGAGACCGATGTCACTGACGAGCGCATCTTGTCCGCCGGGATCCCGAAGAAGCACCTCGGGTGTACACTGCGGGGTTTTGTCGTTGACGACGATCCTCAGCACGAGGAAGCGAAGAGAATCGTCCGGTCGAAGGCAATGGACTTTATCACCGAGAAGATCCGCTCTCTGGTCCTTCTCGGCGGGACCGGACTCGGAAAAACCCACCTGGTGGCATCGATGCTCAAGGGCTGTGCCCGGGAAGGAATGAGCGCTCTGTACACCACCGAGCGAAAGATCTACCGCGAGATCCATGAGAGCTACCTCGGACGGAAAGATCTTCCCACTGAAGGTCAGGTGATCGCGAAGTATTCCAACGCGGACGTGCTCGGCATCGACGAGATCGGTAGGGCAAGCTGGACCGAGCATGAGGCTCAGATCCTGTACGAGATCATCGACAACCGTGACGGAGATGGCAAGAAGACTGTCATGTCCGGGAATATTACTCCTGATGAGTTCCGAGAGAAGTTCGATGATTCCTTCCGGAGAAAACTCGATGCTCACATCGTGATCTGCAGGTGGGATCAATACCAGGGAGGAAATGCTTGAGTAAAAAGCACAAGAGAGGCAGAAACTTTGAAAACCCTAGAGGGGTTCTGGCTTACGAACGGAACAGAACGGTTTTCTACGAATCGATGAGCCAGTGCATGCAGGCTTATGATATCAGGTCAACATCAATTCTCGAGCGCCTGATCGAAAACGGCTGGAGCTGGCATGACGGGTATACTACCTTCGACTGGGCGACAGAGGATCCACCTAACCGCTACCCCCTTCCAACCGAGAAGAAACGATAATACGCTTAACGCATGGCCAAGTCGAAGACCAGGAAAAAGACAGGACGCAGGACGCTCTACAAGCCCGACATGAACGAGTTTGTTGAGCGTCTTTGTATGCTTGGCCTTACCGACGAGGAACTCGCTCATACGTTGAAAGTCACGGACAGAACCGTGTATCGATGGAAGCTCAGTCACCCCGAGTTTCGTCAGGCAATAAAAAACGGCAGGGAGGAAGCTGACGGAAGAGTCGCTCATGCGCTGTTCAATCGTGCCACCGGTGCAAGGGTAAGGAAGCAGCAGCCGTTCAAGCTCAAGAAGGTTTTCTACGACGATCAGGGACATCGATGCGAGGACGAGAGAATCGAGATCGCTGAGTTCGAGGAAGAAGTTCCACCCGACACCGGGGCAGCTGCTTTCTGGCTCAAGAACAGACGGCCGGACAAGTGGAGCGACAAACCTGTCATGGATCACCCGACCAACGATGAAGACGAAATGAATGAAGCGCTGTCTGAAGCTGCAGGAAAGCTCTGGGAAGAAGCTGACAAACCTGAACCAGAAGAGCAGGCGGAGGACGATCAGTGAGAACGAGAAAGAAATTCGAGTGGAAGTTCTCAAGACGTCACCTGCAGATCATGTCATGGTGGCTTCCGACATCTCCTGTTCAGGGTAGTTTCGGCATCATTCTCGACGGATCCGTTCGAAGCGGGAAGAGCCTACCAGGATCCGTGTCGTTCGTGAAGTGGGCGTTCCACACGTTCCCTGACGGAGGTGAAGAATTCTTCATAGCAGGGAAGACAATCTTCACTGTTACCAGGAACATTGTGAAACCGCTCATGAAAGTCGCGTCTTATCTCGGCATGAAAATCGAGCTCAAGAAGGCTGACAACCTGGTGCTGATCACGAACAAGTCCGGAGCTCAACATAGTTTCTATCTGTTCGGTGGACACAACGAAGCATCGCAAGATCTCATTCAGGGACTTACTTCATCCGGAGGGTTTTTCGATGAGGCTCCACTCATGCCTCAGTCGTTCGTAGACATGGCGATCTCCCGTCTTTCAGTGGACGGAGCAACAGCGTGGTTCACCAGCAACCCGCTCAACCCCGGCCACTGGTTCAAGAAGGATTTCATCGACAGAGCAAGCGAGAAAGGCCTACTGTACCTTCACCTCACGATGGACGACAACGAGAGCCTGTCGGATCGCGTGAAGGCTCGGTACAAGAGCCTGTTCACCGGGGTGTTCTACAAGCGCTACATCCTCGGACTGTGGTGTGCTGCTGAAGGGCTGATCTATCCCGAGTTCTCCGATCGCGAGGATCTCGCTTTCGACTGGGACGGCAAGACTGAAGCATACGGCCAGATGTTCGTCGCATGCGACTACGGGGTGCAGAACGCACAAGTGTATCTTTTGTTCGCCTGGCACAAAGAGCGCAGGCGTTTCGAGATCCTGAAGGAGTGGTACCACTCAGGACGTGAGAGTGAGGTTCAGATGACCGACGCTGAGTACTACCACCACCTAGTCGAGTTCGTCGGCAACCTTCCTGTCAAGGATATCATCGTGGATCCTTCAGCGACTTCATTCATCGCAGTGATCCGCAAGGCTCATCGTTTCCGTGTGTTCAACGCTAAGAACGATGTAAACCCCGGAATCAGCTACACCGCAAGCCTGTTCCATATCGGCAAGCTGGCCATCGCCCGGGGATGCGAACACACCATCGAAGAGATCGGCGGGTACGTGTGGGACGAGAAGAAGGCGATCCGCACCGGGGAGGAAGTTCCCGTGAAGATCGGAGACCACACGATGGACGCCATGCGATACGGCTGTTTCACCTACATCAAGCGCTATGAATCACGGTTCGGAATTAAAATCTCAACACAGGAGGCCGCGTAATGAGTTGGTTCTCTGGGCTCTGGGACAGAGCAAAGGAGTGGTTTATGTCTAAGCTGCCAGTACAGGACATCTACAACAAAATGGGCGTAAAGCCTCAAGTGTCTGTCGATATGCAGTCTCTCATCGATGCATGGAAGGCAACGTATCAGGGGCATCCGTCATGGAAAAGTGAAGATATGCTTACTCTCAGCTTTCCCTCGATCGTCTGCTGGGATATCGCAAAGAAAGCGATCGGAGAGCTTGAGATCTCTGCGTCGCTTCCGACACCTGAAGGCCAGAAGGCCGTAATCGACGAGAACTCGACAGATTACATCAAGCGCAACATCCGACCGTTCATTCGTTCTCAGGTCGAGTATGGTCTCGCTATGGGTGGCATCGTTGCCAGGCCGTGGTATGACCAGGACACGAAAAAGACGCGCATCGGCTTCTACACCGCAGACAACGCACTCCCCACAAAATGGGACGGGAAGAAGATGACCGGGGTGATCCTGATTGACCAGATCACGAAAAACTCTGCAGGATCCTATACGACCTACACAAAGCTGGAAAGCATTGAACCTTCAGACAGCCTGTACGACCCGCAGACGAATCAGACTGCATCAGGGTGGATGATCAAGACGCGCATTTTCAAGAGCACAGTAAAGTCAAGCATAGGTCAGGAAATCACATTCGCAAGCGCCCCTTCTCAGTGGGCCGGGATAACCCCGGATGTTCCAGTTCTCGGGAATGTCTGCCCCTTCGCGTACATGGGAACCCCGTGGGCAAACAACCAGGATCTCAACAGTCCGCAGGGAACCAGCATCTTCCGTGACGCTATGGAGAACCTCGAGGAGCTGGACCGGACATACACGAACCTGAGCTGGGAGATCGAGGCCGGAAAGGCAGCGCTCTTCATTGACGAGTCTCTGCTTGATATTGACGAGAGCGGTAATATCAAAGAGACACAGACCGAGAAACGGCTGTACAGGAAGACAGCATCAGGAGACGGCAATCTCCTCGAGCCGTACAACCCGCCGATTCGCATTGAGCAGCTTAACGCTGCGCTGAAGACTCAGCTCTCAGTGATCTGCATGCTCTGTCACCTTGATGCAGGAGCTTACGTGTACGACGCTGCTCAGACCTCAGTTACAGCGACAGAGGTTCGCACAAAGCAACAGCAGACATACGGAACGATTCTCGATATCCAGGACAATATGATCCGTCCGTTCATCAAAGACCTGATCGACACCGTCCGGGGAGTGCAGATCCTCTACGTGCAGGACAAGGCAGAGTGGATCCGTGAAGACATTGAGGTCGGCATCGACTTTGGAGACAGCATCCTCGTTGACGAGGAGACGGATCGGGCAACCGCACAGAGTGAGGTGTCGCTTGGTCTACGATCTAAGCTCGCCTACCTGATGGAGTGGAGGGGGATGACCGAGGCGCATGCCCTCGCGGAAATCAAGAGGATTCAGGAGGAAACTCCGGTCCAGCAGACCTTCTTCGGAGCATAGGCAGTGGAATACAAGTATCCTGAAGCTGCACTAGTCGAAATGCTCACGAAAGATAACAAGGCGATGCGAGAGGCTGGGTGCGAACTTGCAGAAGCTGCCATGAGAGTCATCAGGACATACGACGGGGTTCATCGTCTCGGGCTTGCTGTCGCAAAGTGGAACACTACTCTCGCAAACGAAGGTGGAAGAGATGCTCGATGACAGGATCCTTTTCAGCCTGGAGACAGAGATCAACCGCATCTACTCAGAGGTCGAGACAGAGTTCGTCTCGGCGATTGCTCGTGAGCTGGCGCGTGGATCTTCTGCGTCCGTTTCACCGATCGCCTGGCGAACCGAGAAACTCAGGCAGATGGGAAGGTTAGAAGGGAAGCTCACTACTCTCCTGCAGAAACGCTCCCGGGCGATCACTCCGGAGATCGAGAAAGCTGTCTTCTCGGCCATGCTCTCGGCTGGTGAAGCGGATGACAGCATTCTGAAGCAGATCGCTTCAATCAAGGCACAGGTTGACGCAGGAACCTTCATTCCCACTTCGAAATCAAGCGTGTTCGAGCAGCTCGCAGCCTCTGCGATCGCCAACGCCAAGACGGGAATGAACCTGACAAATACCGGAGCTCTGCAGGCTGTTTCCCAGATGTGGACCGGAGCCGTAAACGATGCATACGTGCGAACACTCACAGGATCCATGTCGCTCGACCAGGCTGTGAAGCGATCAATCAGGACTATCGGGAAGCAGGGTGCCTACGTGAACTACATCTCAGCGAACGGAAAGCAGACAAGGAACACCCTCGAGGTTGCCATCAGACGTGATGTCGTCACCTCAGTGAACCAGGCAGCCGCCGAGGTTACGATGGGCCGCTGCGACGAAAACGAGCTGGATCTTGTCGAAGTCACTTCACACGCAGGATCCCGCCCGGAGCACGCGCAGTGGCAGGGTAAAGTGTATTCCCTCCACGGGAAGACAGCGGGCTATCAGCTCCTCGCGATCGCTACCGGGTACGGAGAGGTTGATGGACTCTGCGGGGTGAACTGCAGGCACTCGTTCTACCCGTACTACCCCGGACTCTCGAAGCAGAACGAGAACGACACGACCAAGCGCGAGAATGAGAATATCTACCAAAACACCCAGAAGCAGAGAGCACTCGAAAGCAACATCAGAAAAGCAAAACGTGAGGCACGTGTGTGCGATGCTGCAGGAGACTCGGCCGGAGCTGAAGCAGCTGCACAGCGGGTCAGAGGATACCAGGAGAAGATGAGACAGTTTATCCGGGAGACAGGCCTGACCAGGCAGTACCCGAGAGAACAGATCTACGCATAGGAGGAAAAACGTGCAGATAGATTTCAGGCTTTCATTCAAGTTCGACGAGAAGACGGGAGGGGTAAGCGTCGCGTATGCTCCCCTTGTTCCCGAGCAGTTCGAGAAAGGGCAGAAGAAGCTCATGGTGTGGCAGGACGCTTACATGCACGCCACTCTCGGCGCAATCGATGAGTTCCTTCACAAGAACGGTCATATCGGGAAGCGCGAAGTCAAGCGCTTCATGAAGACTCGCAATAAGAATATCAAGGCTCAGAAAAAGGCTCGGAAAGCGGGGTGAAATCTCACCTAACCGCTACCCCCTTTTTTCTGACCGAAAGATGCTTGACAATAGAAAGTGCCTGTGAGTGAGGGCATATTCACTCGACTCCTACGCCGGGGCGACCGGCATACAAAACCGCATGGAGGAAACGGATGCTGAAAGGATTGAAAGAGCTGCTGAAGAAAAAAACAGAGCAGGCGGACTTCACGGACGAACAGTTCCAGGAAGAGCTCAACAAGCTCCTCGCTGAGGAGTGGGTTCCGAAGGGAACGTTCAACGAGACGAATGAGGCGAAGAAGCTGGCGGAAGGTCAGCTCAAGGACGCGAACACTCAGCTCGACAACCTGAAGAAAAACGCTTCGCTCACCGATGAGCAGAAGAAGGAGCTCGATGATCTCAAGGCAAAGATGGATGAACAGGAAACGACCTACAAGAAAGAGCTTCAGGAAACGAAGAGGGGTTACGCCCTCGAGCAGGCGCTCACCGGTGCGAAGGCAAGAGACGTTAAAAGCGTTCTTCCTCACATCGATCAGAGCAAACTGGCATGGTCCGACGACAACTCCCTTGCCGGTGGCCTGAAGGAACAGCTTGAAGCGCTGCAGAAGGATAAGAGTTTTCTGTTCGAAGAATCAGGAGGAGACCAGACTCAGGGCAAACCCCGGTTCGGTGGATCTCCTGGCGAACAACCCAAAGCCGGCGAAGCTGCAATTCAGGCTCGATTCGCTGAAAAGCTTGGGGTTAAACCACAGGCATAGGAGTGAAACATGGCCGTTAACTACGCAACAATTTTCAGCCCTGTGATCGATCAGGCACTGGCTGTCGGAATGACTTCCGAACTTATGCAGGCAGATGCAGCCGACGTCAAGTACGAAGGCGGGAATTCGGTCAAAGTGGCAACCATCACAGCCCCCGGGCTGGGTGACTATTCGAGGACTTCAGGATACAAGAGCGGCACGATGAGTGTTGACTGGACTGAGTACACCTTCGAAAAAGACAGAGCTGTCGAGATCAACATTGACAAGTATGATCTGGACGAGACGAACTTCGTCGACAGCGTCGCCAATGCGATGAAGGTGATGAAGGAGCAGAACTCTGATCCTGAGATCGACGCATATCGCTACGCAAAGGTTTTCAGTGCTGTGGCAGCCACTGCTCTGGCAGCGACCCCGGCTCCTATGGAAGCCTACACCCCTGCAGCAGCAACCATTCTCAGCAAACTGCAGAATGACATGACTGAAGTACAGGACATTGCAGGCGAGACAGCTCCGATCGTGTGTTACATGAGCCGAAAAGCTTATGGCGTACTCACCCAGAGTTCCGAACTCTCGAAGCAGCTTCAGGTCCTTGAAACAAACGTCAACGGTGTAATGACCAAGGTCAAAGGCATCGATGACATGCCGATTATCCCCGTTCCTTCTCTGCGTATGAGAACCGCGTACACGTTCAACAGCGGTGAATCTTCATTCGGGTTCGCAGCGGCTGCAACCGCAGGCCGGATCAACTGGATCATCGCACCCCGCGGATCGCTCAAGGGTGTCATCAAAGGTGATGACGTCAAAGTCTTCGATCCTCCCAACAACATCAAATACAGCGGATGGCTTATCCAGCTCCGGCTTTACCACACGCTGATCGTGATGTCTGAGAAGATCACTTCCATGCGGATCAGCTTCCAGCCTGGAACAAGCGCTCTGTCTGTGACTGTAGCTGCAGGAGCAGCCGCAGGAACCAAGGCAACAGCAACTGCAGGAACCGGGAACGCTCTCCGCTATGCGCTCACCGACGCTTCAATCGGCGGGACTGCGCTGAAGGACGTGCACATCTCGGAGCTGGAAGATCTGTCCTCTTCGGACTACACCAGTGGGGCCGACATCGCAGCCGCTACCGCTGGCAAGTATCTCACGGTTGTCGCATACAACACGACCACCGGACTGATCGCAACTTCCTACGAGAAGCTGCTCGCGTCAGGAGATATCTACTCCTAATGTTTCTGCTGAAGAAGTCTGACTTCGACTTTGTTGCGCGGTCAGACGTGAAAGGCGCACAGCAGGCAATCGACGAGGGGTACGAACTTGTAGGTGAATGCGATGAGAAGACCTACAAGATCACGAAAGATCTCCACGTCCTGCCGAAGGAAACGAAGAAGAAGGGGTAACCGATGGCGTACATAGACCAGACCTATTACAACAGCATGAGTTCAACCACCATAGCCGAAGCTGAGTTCTCGCCGATGGCGGAAAGGGCATCAGACATTGTCGATGCTCTGACCTTCCGAGCCGTCGCCAGATACTCTCTCGTCGAGGGTGACACGCTTTATGCTCTCGTGAAGAAGGCGGTCATGTACCAGATGGAGTTCATCCAGCGAACATTCGGATCTCTCGATGCCTGGGAGAATGACGGAGCATCCCCGGAAGGAAGCGAATCGATCGGGAATTATTCCTACTCGAGGAAGGCCTCCAGCCGACAGACAGTCAATGGTCTTGCGGTAGCACCGCACATCCATTCTGTGCTTGCTCCTGTCATCGCTCTCGGGAGGAGGATAGGCTGATGGTATCACCGCAGGCGCTATGCGACACATTCACGCTCTTCGGTCAGGCGACCGTAGATCATGACGATCCGTTTGAAACTTCAGGCGGTTCTGCTGTCGTGCTCACCCGCGTGAGATTCAGTCAGAGTTCCGGAGACCGCACTGTGGACGCGCATGGGGAAACTTCCGCACGTCAGGCGATACTTTTCCTGTTTCACACGATAAGTCGCGCTGACGGCTCCCTGACGCTTCCCACGATTACAGTCGGCGATAAGCTGGCAGAGGGTTCACACACAACACAGCCGACAGACGTGCGTGTGTGGACAGTGAAGGGAGTAAAGATCCTGAAGGCCATGAGCCGGAATCATCACATGGAGGTGAGCCTTGTCTGACGACAAATTCTTTGACATCAAAGTACTCATCAACAATCGTGAGATCTTGGCAAGGTACGGCCGAAGGACCGAAGAGGCACAGAGGTTCCTGGACAACGAGGTTCTCAGACAGTCACGGCCGTTCGTGCCGTTTCTGCAGGGGATCCTCGCGAACACTGCGCTGATCGAAGAGCCCGGTCGTATCATCTACGTCCAGCCATACGCGAGACGACAGTTCTATGGTGACTACTTTGATTTCACCCAGACCTATCACCCGCAGGCAGGGGCAAGATGGACGGACAGGGCGAAGGCGTCTCACATGCCAGCCTGGACGAAAGGTGTCGAGGCGATACTGCGAGGGGGTAACGCGTGAGTGCACTTGTGTATGACCTGGTCATGCTGATCGTGAACAACCGCACGGAGCTCGGTATCCCCACTACCGTTCGCATGGATCGTCTTGAAGAATCCGGAGACAGTATTTCGGTGGCCATGAACGGCACACCGAAAACGCTCAAGGAGTACATCAACGGCACCAAAGTGAGGAAGGCTTCATTCGATGTCCTGGCAATCACGACCGAGACAGCCTCAGATGCTCAGAACCTGCAGGCAGTCGAATGGCTGGAAGCGATCGGTGCCCTTTTCGAAGGGATGAACAGATTCACACTATCGGGAACAAGGACGATTGTTGGTGCAACGCAGGTTACGATGCCGACTATCGTGTCGCGAAATGAATCAGGGCGCGTGAGTTACGTCCTGAACATCTCTATCGAATACAGAGAGGAGGCTTGAAAATGGCCCAACTTACAAACACTGACAAGTGGATGTTCATCAACAAGACACCCAGCACTACTGCATCGTATGTGCGCGTAGGTGAAGGGGTGACCGGGATTACTCCTGCCAACAACCCTATCACCGACACCAAGCACTATGTGAACCATCAGAACCCCACAACGAAAGTCCTTGGCACCGCGAAGCAGTTTGCATTGGCCATGGAGCGCTATGTGGGCGACGATGCGAACGACTTCATCGCCGGGCTTGCCGAGAAGATCGGAACTGACCTTGTGACCGACATCGTGATCGTTGACCACTACAGTACCGAGCTTGTGACCGCAAAGCCTGCGCGCAAGTACAGTGTGACGGTGATCGTGAACAACGAAGGTTCGATCGTCGGCGGTGGCGCTGCTGATATGGACGTGTCGATTCACGTGAACGGAGATCCGGTAGAAGGGACGTTCAACGAGACGACCAGCGCGTTCACCGAGGCTGAATAATCAGCGATGACAACAGACAGCCGGGGGTAACACCCCGGTTCACTTCATAAGGGAATAATATGGCAAACGAAAAAACTGTCGGGATCTCAACAACGAACCAGGCAACTCTTTCACTGAGTATAGACGGAGCAAAGGTAGAGATCCTGTTTCCCAGGACAGACCTCGAAGGGTATCGAAAGGCTGTTGAGGCGTTTAGGAACTTCGATGCGATCAAGGCGAAACTCGAGCAGAACGCTGAGGATGAGACTGCATCAGATTCGATAAGGGGCGCAAATGCCCTCGAGCTTATCTCTGACATGATCGAAGAGTTCCAGGGAGTCGTGAAGTTCGCGATCGGCGAAGAAGAGTGGGATGAACACTTCAGGAAGATTGCTCGGCTTGTTTCTCTGGATGCCTGGGAAGCACTTGCTGTCCAGATCATCTCAGCCTACACGGAGTACGTTCGGCTCGCCACATCGACGGAAGGGAAGCTGTAGGGATGGGCGGATGGTGCATCCTGACCGATGCGCTTCCAGAGTACATCGATGTCGGGGGAAATCAGATCAAGATCGACACTCGGGCATCAACAGCGATCGACTGTAGCGCGAGGATCTCTTCAGGAGATCCTGATGTTATCAAGCTGCAGTATGTCTGCAAGCGATTCGGAGTCCCTGTCTCAATAGAAGGCTTCAAGGCTGCTGTGAAATTCATTCAAGGACCGGGCGAATCAAAAAAGTCGGCCAGACCTTCAGAGAAGGTCATGGACTACATACAGGATGCAGACCTGATCATCTCAGCTTTCCAACAGACATATAGCATGCAGTACAGCGAAGTCGTTTCACTCCACTGGTGGCACTTCCTTGCACTGTTTCATGGCCTTCCACATGACACGAGAATCATGGAAGTGATCAGGATCAGGTCGATGACGATCAATCCGAAAGACTCCGCCGATGAGAAGAGAAGAAAGCGTGAGCTGAAAAAGGCTGTCGCTCTGAAGGACACGAGAACAACTACCCAACGAAAAGATGACGTACAGCGTCAGTTCAACGAGCTGGGATTGTGAGGGTAATATGCCAGGATATGACGGACAGGTAATCATCAACACCAAGCTGGATACGAAGGAGTTCGAATCCGGGGTACGTGGCCTCGAGGGCGTTACTCAGAAATCGATCGGGAGAATAAAGAAGATCATCGGGACCGCAGCGATCGCCACGCTCGTGACCAGCGGGATCAAGCAGGTAATCTCCGGAACATCAGCTCTCGATACAGCAATGGCGAAGACGTCAACTTTGTTTGGTGATGTGGACGTAAACACATCGATTTTGAACAGAAGCATGCTGGCACTCTCATCAGCTAGCGGTCTTGCAGCTGATGGCATCGGATCTTCTCTTTACAACGCTCTTTCAGCCGGCGTGGAGGTCACCGAGGACATGGCAGAATCTACTGCCTACATGGAGAAGAATGCACGCCTAGCGAAAGCTGGTTTCGCTGACATCGACACAACGGTTACCGCAACGGCAAAAGTACTGAACGCCTATAAGCTCGGTGTAGAGGAAACTGACAGAATCCACAAGGTTCTCATGCAGACCCAGAACAAGGGCATTACAACAGTCGGAGAGCTCGGCGGGGTATTAGCTCAGGTTACTCCTACGGCAGCAGCTTTCGGAATTAAGTTCGAAGAAGTCGGGACTCAGATCGCCATCCTCACAAAGAATGGAACGCCCGCAGCGCAGGCAGTTACTCAGATCAACCAGATGATCGCCGAGCTCGGCAAGAGCGGGACGATCGCAAGCAAGAATCTTATGGACGCTTCCGAGGCAGCAGGACACGGAAGGAAGTCTTTTTCTGAGCTCATTGACGAAGGGTTTAATGTCGGAGAGATCCTGAACATGGTGAAGACGTATGCAGACGAAAACAATCTGTCTATGGTTGATATGTTCTCATCTATCGATGCGGGAAAGGGTGCTCTTGCAATTGCTTCTAAGGGCGTGAAGGAATACAACTCCTACCTCGACGACATGAGCACGGAAAGTGATGTCGTCACAGAGGCATACAATAAGATGATGAACACTTTCTCGGCGCAGGCAGACAGGCTTTCCGTCGCGATCGGGAATGCCGGAACTGTCATCGGCAAAAGGTTCCTTCCAACACTCACCAACACCACAAAGAACCTTGCAGATGCGATCAACAGAATGAGCGGAGTCACTACCGCATCGTCTGAGCTCAAAGGGGCATATGAGAATCTGTCGATCGCTCAGGGTAACTACAACCAGGTACTCGACAACACACAGGGCAAGTCTGACATAGTTTCTGAGTCCCTCCGGGAGCAGGCACGAGCTGCTCGGGATCTTGCTCTTGCAGACCTCACGAAAAAGTACGCCGATTCCCAAAGAGCTCTATCAAAGATGAATGACTCCTTCGATGAAAACAGAAGAATATTCGAGGAAGGAAGCAGGGTCGTCGATGAGCTGGCGAATAAATATCACATAACAAGATCGGAACTCATCAACCTTGATGCGGCTGGAAAGAATGATCTTTTCGGGTCGAATATTGAGGATGCTAGGGACCTCACTATTGCACTGATGAACATGAACGGAGTGAGGGAAGATTATATCTTAGGATCTGCTTCGATAAAAGAAGCGCAGGTCAACGAGAAGGCATTCATCGAGGCGATCGCCCAGGCCTATTTGGCGGAAGATGAATCTGTTCAGCTACTCATCGATGCATATCCTGAGCTCGAAGAAAAGATTATGAGCGGTGTGACTGCTATCAAAGACCGCACCACTGCACAGAAAGATTTCGAGCAGGTCACATGGGATTCAGCCGATGCTCTCAAGGAAGAAATTTACTATGTAGAAAGCTGGGGCAAGTACGGAAAATCCGCAGCATACAATGCTGAATATCTAGCACTCGCAAAAAAGAAACTTGCTGAGATGACAAAAATAGAGGCAAAGTCATCAGAAGCCGCTACCAATGCCACTGATGATGAGACAGAAGCTACGAATAGACTCACTCTTGCTCAGTGGGAAGCTCAGAACGCTCTCATCGCAGCAGACGAAGCACGACAAAGAGCGTTTGATAATATGGGCAAAGATGATCCGTTTGAAGACATGGAAGACAGTCTCGAGAAATTCTCCGAGGATCTGAAGGACGAGGCTTCCTCCTGGGAAAATTACTTCGCTCAGTCTGCACGCACCATGTACGATGCTTTCGGAAGTGCATTTCAGTCACTCGGACAGGAACTCGGTATGATGGGTAAGAAGGTTAAAGATCTTGAAGGATCCATATCAAGTGCTGAGGATGAATTAAAATTTGCAAATAACGACCTGCTGGATGCGCAGGAAGAATATAATGAAGCTGTTCTTTCCGGTGATGCGGATGCTATAGATGCTGCAAAAGACAAACTTGAAAAGCAAAAAAGAATCGTAAGCGGAATAGAGGAAACAATTGCATCTCTTGAAGATGAGAAGGATGCTGTCGAATCTGGTGAAGAGGCCTTCAAGGCTATGGGCAAGACAGCTCTTCTTGCACTTGCAGACGTGCTCGAAGGTCTTGGTGCCGAGCTTGCTGCACGTGCTGTTGCTGCCGCTCTCGGGTTTAACTGGGGAGGAGCTGCTCTTGCAGCTGCAGGAGCTATTGCAGCATACACCGCTTCCGGAGTGATTCAGGGTTACGCAGGATCCTACGCAGAAGGTGGTATCGTTCCACAGATAGCCGGTGTTCCTTCCACCGGAGACAAGCATATTGCCGGCGTGAACCCCGGGGAACTGATACTCGATTTCGCTGATCAGATAAGTATTGCTACTCAACTTACCGAGTATTCCAGAATCTCTGAAATGCTCGGATCTCTGCAGTCAGGATCCGGCACAGTTATCCAGGTAAATCTCTCAGGATCGCAGATCTACGGACTCAACGAGGAAGCAGTCGGCCGGGCGATCTACCGCAATATCAAGACACTGCAACATGAGGGGGTTCTCAAGAAATGGTGACCTACACAATCTTCATGAAAGAACTCTCGGCTACAACCTCATGGCAGGACATCACCCACGCAGTGGCAGAAAACAAGATCCCGATCCGTAAAGGATTCGGGTCACTGTCTGAAGCGATCGATATGGGGTCTGTCTCTCTGAGTATCCATATGGAATCACTTGAAGCGGCTGCGCTCCTGCACACCTCACAGAAACAGGTGCTTATCCAGAAAGACGAGGTGACGATTTTTGAAGGGATCTCCTACAACGATGCTGACGTCGAGATGCAGATGAACACGGATGTGGTCTATGCCTCGCTGAAGTTCAAGCCGTACTCTTCCCAGTTTGAAAAGGCCATCGTTCCGGAAGATACCGTCTACACAGATGTGAAGATCTGTGACCCGACAGACACTTCGAACTCTCTTGTTCACATCCTGTTCAGCCTCATGATCAACAATCTTCCCGGGGATCTTCCTTCTCTGCTGTCTAGCGTGACCTCTTCTACCGCGATCAGCAACACAAAGACGCTCTCGATCGTACTCCTTGAGAAAGGCAAGAAGATCCAGGAATACCTCACAGACGTGCTCTACCAGAATGGATATGCCTACTACATGGATCTGTTCTCGATAGTAGTCATAGAGCCGTACAAGGATGCCCGGGTAGTAGATCAGATCGTCGATATCAGAAACCTTGTCGAGGATCCTTCCATCTCACAGGAACCGTACATCATTGAGAAGAAGGCAGTCGTCAGGTTCCCGAAGGTCGAGGAATACAGCGAAGAGGTTGTCTATGAATTGAACGAGGACAGGAACACAGACGGGACGCCGACTCAGATGGAAGTACTCGATGCGGGTGATTACTATCCGTTGGATGAAGAAGATCCTGCTGAGCTCGATGCAGAATATGAGCCGGCTCGCGAGACTGATAACACCGAGTTCGTTTATGCAGAGAATCCTCGCCTGGATGTGCACACACGCAAAGCTGACCCCACAGGAGGCGTCTCTACGGTTCCGGCATACATTTCAGTATCAGAAATCGAACTAACGCCTACAGGGGCCACAGTTCAGCTCTACAACAATCTTACGGAAGAAGTCTCTCTCCGGAACATCCGTGTGATTGCCGGGACCGCTTACTACCGGAACTGGTCAAACATCTACGAGGATAATGACACGGACGCTACCGAAACAGAAGATCTTGACGGAATCTACATGCCTGACAAAGCAACGGCCGAGGACTTCATCAGGCGCTACCGTATGGAGGTGAACGCCGAGAAGACTCCGATCGCTTTCGAATCCTCCCTGTTCATTGCTCCGAATACGCTCATCTCTATCGCCGAGATCCCGTATGACATTCTTATCCGAACTGTCACAGACAAGAACGATCTCTCTGACGTGTATGAGTACGAAGCAGTCGCTTACAGGGTCATCACTGTCTCCGTCGGCACCAGGATCCGCGTGAGTGGTCAGGGCAGAGCTCAGGACGGGAAATCCCCTATCCCGGTCCGCCTTTACGCGCTCGGAGATGCAGACGCCCCCTTCGACACAGGAACGCGCGTCGCTGACGATACCGGAGGCGTGGCAGATGATACACAGACACTCGGCACCGGAGCTGACTGGTCGCTCTCCCGGCCGACTCCCGGAGAGGGTCAGTACGTCTGGTACGTTATCGGGTACTACACTCCCCCATCGACATGGCCGACCGAGTGGACAACCCCGGTCAAGGATTCAGGACTCAACGCCTACGCCTTGCAACTCAGCGCTCCCCTGGGAACGACGATCAGCATGAGTGGACGGGGTGTACTGCAGACAGCGAGCCTGAAGTTCACCGCAGTACTCTCGAACATCTTGCCCGCATCCGTGAACTGGGCAATCTCTAACGGGACTTTGGCCGACGTTGCAGGTGATGACTACTCCAAAACATTGGATTGCTCTACGGTCTCTCTGGACAGCCTGACGATCACGATCACTGCGACTATCGAGGGGGTGACCTACTCTGCATCGATCGGGGTTCAGCGGGTATGGGGAACGATCGTTCCGGAGAACCTCGGAACCGTGACAGCCCTGCCTACCAGCGTATCAGGACAGCCTATCGCTTCCGGAGACTATTTCCTCGTAGGGACCACTTTCACAGAAGGGGCTACGACTTACACCAAGGGCGAGATCTGGGAATACAACGGAACCGCATGGATCCTGAGCACAGACAAGGCGAAAGCTATGAGCCTGATGGCCGACTTCGCAGATCTGGAAGTAGATGTCGCATCACTGGTCATGGCAAACGCGGTGATCAAGAAGCTCGTGGCCATCGATGCGATGGTGAAGACTCTCCTTGCACAGAACATCACGGCCGGGCCCGGAGATGGAACTGCAAGCTCCGGTTTCCGATTCCGGGCAATGAGCGACGAGGATCTCACCGGTGCTGACAATCCGGTATTTGATGTGATGTACGACGACCAGTTACTTTTTAAGGTTGATATTGCAACCGGGAAGATCTACTTCGGTAACAGTTTCTGGTATGACCCGGCCGACGGGAAAATCCACACGCCGGAAGACAAGACTGTAATCGGTTCCGATGGGAAACTCAAAGCGGTAGATGCAGACCTTACCGGGGCGCTTTCTGCAAATATCATTGAAATGAATGAGAATGCCTTCGTGGCTGGAAATGTCGCCCGCTACATCGCCGATTCTATTACATTCGACAGCGGATTAGATACCAGCGACAAGGTCACCATGACGGCGATCTGTTCCGGATCTGCTAGATGCAAGGTAACCATTACGAAAGTCACTGAAGACGGCTCTCATTATGCTGACCTGGTATTCAGAGTCAAGAAGAACGGGACAACAGTTCATACTACCACGATAACTCACGGGACGTTGCCTTCCTCTCCCGTCACCTACACATACGATGTTTCGTATGTATACGGTGATGTGATTGAAATTACGATCGGGATGTCCTTATACAACAGCGGATTCAATTATTTTATCGAAGGGCTCGGCCTTTACTTCGATACATCTTTCAACACAAATGACGTTTTCTACTTTCTGCAGACAGAAAAGGTGGTTATTGCATGAAAAAAATCATCATAACAACAATCTTGTTTCTCCTGGTCAGCTGCGCCTACGACTACGATCCTTGGGTCGATGATGCAGTGAAGGTGACATCTGACAGCATATTCTCGATAGGTGGAGAGCTCATGCTTTCAGCGACTTGCTACCCTCCTGTGACTGTCTACAATCCGAACGTATACGAGATCACGATACTCTGTAATGAGACGGAGTATGAGATACAAGGATATGAAGAAATAACTATTGAGACGGGGGTAAGCAAGTGAGCGATATCGTCATTGTCGCGATCATCACAGGAGCCTTTGGGCTGGCACCGCACGTTATGGCTAGATTCGGGGGGCAGAAGCGCGCTCTTGATCGCGTCGCAAAGGCAACAGAGATCAACTTGAAAAGTATCAAGATCATATTCAAAGCACTGCGCGAGCAGTCAATCAACGGTGAGAGCATAGAACAAGAAAGAAAGATCGACGAGTTCCTCATGGACTCGACGAGCTCTGGATTCTTCAGGAGGAAATAGAGATGCCAGATTCAGCAATAAACGGGCATGACCCAGTGGCAACATGGGAGTGGACCAGGAATTTTCTCACACAGGCAGCATCAGGCTCTGAGTCCGGTGCGATCGGATCCGGAGCAAAACATCGATGGATGAGCCTTGACGCTCTTCGTGCCCTGTTGGTCGAGGTGGCCAATGTGGCCAACGTCCTCACTACTACCACGGCGGGCAAGGTCCTAGACGCTCGCCAGGGGAAAGCCCTGAAAGATCTCATCGATGCGATCGTCGCCAGTGAAGGCATGGCCAACGGGATCGCCACTCTCGATTCTTCCGGGAAGGTCACGGCTTCGCAGATCCCTGCTCTCGCTCTGGTCGACGTGTACACCGTGGCCTCGGAAGCTGAGATGCTCGCATGTGGTGCTGAGCAGGGTGATATGGCGATCAGGACAGATGAGAACATGATCTACATACTCGCCACAGCCCCGGCTACCACACTCGGTAACTGGGTGGAGCTGACGGTTCTTCAGGATCTCATTCAGAGCTATATTGACGATCTGGCCGGAGCAGAACGGACTACTGAGACTGTGTACGGAAATGCCGTCGCGATTGCTGAGGAAGCTGCTGCAAGAGCTGACGCGGATACTGCAATCCAAACCTCACTCGACTCCGCAAACATCGAAATCGCCCAACTCCGTGAAGAGAACAATGGACTCAAGCACTCTCTCGATACTGCCAATGCTCTGAACTCTGAGACAGGCGAAGAAACAGGCAACGGTGCTGTCTCTCTCCCTGCGAACGCTATCAACGGAAGACTTGGATTGCAGATAGCAGGTAAGACGCTTGGTAATATTGCAGAACAGAATTTAACCGAATGGTCTGGAAAAGCCTACCACTCTATTGTTGATAATGGCGATGAATACGAAGTTACAGTAACAAATGCTTCAGGAGATTACCTTGTAGATAACATCATGACGATTGGTGATACATTCTTTGCAATGGTGAGAGTCAAAACATCTATGGCAGGGCTGTATTTTGGAACTACTATTAATAAGACATACCATAGTGGTTCTGGGAATTATGAAATAATTGCAATAAAAGGAACGGCAACGGATACAAACTTAGGCTTTAACTCTGATACGACAGGAATCTACTATGTAGACAAGACTTTCGGTATTAGAGTATTCAACCTCACTCAATCATACTCATCCACTGCACTTGCGACTATCACAGCAGAGAAGATGATGAGAACCACACCTTACTACTTTGATGGTTTGAAGAGTGTCGCTGGCTACGGTCGGTTCAGGTTTGTGAATGCGAATTTGTTGAACAATGAAATATCGTGGGGTTCAACGTGGTCAAACGATATTGCTATATACACAAATATTGCACCTTACAAGACGTATAGATTTTCTTGTGTGTCAGTTGACAACGCCACATCTTGGAGATGGGCTTTCAGATTCTATAAAAACGGTGTTGATGTATCAGCAAATATTACACCTTTTTCTAGTGGATATTTTTATAGCTCGGGATTAGGTTGTTGGTTAAATAGCGCAAACACCACATCAAAAGAAATTACTATTTTCCCTTCAGCTGATATTGACTGTGATGAAATAGCCATTATGCTTTTACTTGGTGATTCAACTTCCTCATTGACAAGAACTGTAAATGCACAACTCAACATCGGCTCCTCCGCTCTCGACTTCATCCCTCACGAACACAACGATGTGTTCTACAAGTCTGCTGACGATTTCCTCAGTGTTCCATCCATCGAGGACAAGCTCGTCTATATCAATGGAGCGTGGAAGCATAAGCATAATGTAGAAAGGAAAGTACTTGAGGCGAGTGATATTCTTTCATACAATGACGGTTCTGGTGCTGGGTGGGGAATCGATTATATGGAGCTGTCATTATCTGGATTAAACGTTTCAGATGTTGGTGGCTCTGCAAATGTTGGCAAAGCATATATTGATGTAGCAATAGAATTCCCCTACAATAACAGGTCAACAATATCCATCACTACTCTTCGCCATTATATAAACAGTTCTGGCAAAGTCTTTCTCGCAGTTCCCACAGGCACATATACGGATTTGGCTGATGCAAAAGCTAATATCTTTACAGATTATTCACTTTCCGAAATTTACTACCAGCTTGCCGAACCATACTACACCGACGTTGAAGTCTCAGGCATCCCCACCGCATACGCAAACGGCTCAGTGTTCAACGACCCTGTTGTACCCGATGCAGGGGTGTACGATTCAGGTATCACAATTCTCAACAGCGACTATCCTATTGAGTCCTTCGAGAGAATCAGCGTGTATGCAAATGGCGTGTTCACCGACCTTGATATCTCTACAGCGGTTATCACAGGAGACGGACTCAGCTTCACCCATCCCGACTTGTCTAAAGATGACATTGTGACCTTTGACTACAGATATGCTCAGGCATCACCGATGGGTGAGATGACAGCGGAATATTACAACAGTGCAGTAATTCTCAAGGATACCGTGACAGGTGCGTTATACCGGAAAGTAGATACCGTGGCGAGCGGTGTTCTAGCTACGACATTGGAGGCAGTATGATGGATAAGGCGTATATCAAAGTGCTGATAGCACGAATTGGGAAGGGGGAGATTCTGCTTGAGTCTCTTCCACAGGAGATTCAGGACGAGATACAGGCGGTGAGAAATGAAACAGCCGAGACCTGACCACGTGAAGCACTTCTTCGTCTGCTTTATTGCTTCCGCTCTTCTGCTGATCGTCGCCCAGTGGATCCGCTGGTGGATCATCCCGGCGGTGCTTCTCACGCTTACGATTGGAGTATGGAAGGAGATCCACGACATTAAGACAACCGGCTTTGACTGGACCGACATCGCTGCAGATCTTATCGGGATCCTGACATCTCTCGCCCTGTTCGGGCTGACACTTGTAGGAGGAATCTAATGGAACAGAAGAAAGGAACAGCAAAGATCGTGACGATCACTCTGCTTGTCGTGATGTTCATCGTAGGGGCTGTAGGGAGCTTCGTCTCGACCTTCGGGATGCCGGGGTACATCGACTTTCTGAAGGCCTACTCTCCGCTCTATATCTCGCTGATCGCATCGATCGGAGCAAACTCAGCGGTCAAGAAGGTGAAGGAAGCAAAGACCGATGTCTGACATTATCTATGCTGTACTCGGAGGATTAGTCCTCATTCTCGGCGCACTGTTCGGCCTGCAGAAAGGCAAGACGAAGAAAGAAACCAAGGAAAAGGAAGAAGCCCAGCAGGAAGTCCAGCGTCTCACCGTCGTCACGGCCGTACAGGCGCAGGCGAATGAGGTGAAGGACGAGCTGGCCGGGAAGCAGAAGGATCTCTCCCGGGAGAAGGAAGAGGTCGAGAAGGAGATCGAGGAGATCCCCCAGGAGGAAACGCATGAACTATCGCCGGAACTCAAGAAGCTGGCTGCTGCTCAGTATGATCGCACTCACTCTCGTTACAACGGGGTGCTCGACGACAGCGACTGAGCCGCCTCAGTACATCCTACCGACCCTTGATGCGTTCGAGCCACCGAGGATCCCGCCTGATCTGATCGCAGAGCCTCAGACCGATGCTGACATTCTTCACAACGGCATTCAGTATGAATTTGGTATGTACGCATGGCAGGATGCATACGATGCGCTGAAGAAGTATCTTGCAGAGATCCGGAAGATCTTCGCAGGAGAATAAGACCCACCCCTCAGGTGTGGAGGGGTGGAATAATTCGAACGCGAATTGACAAGGCACATCAGAATAATTATTCATTGATTTTACAAAGTTATCGTCAAGTAAATCACAGTTTCATGCAGATCTGTAAAGTTCACTAAACCTACAAAATCAAAATGGAATCTTTAGTGCGGGTGCAATTCCCTGGGAAATGCTCACAGCAAAATACATCTTTCACGATATTCCTGCATGAAAACCTTTAGTCTCTCACATCCTCAAGGATCTCTCTCACCGGCTGAAGCTGCTTAAGCACGTGCTCCGGGGTTCGGTGGTCATACTCCGGGTGAAACGTCGTGTGAGCCATAAGCTCCAGGAGAACCTTGTTTTCAACCCGCCCGGCCAAAGTGGTTTCAAAGGCATGCCGGAAGCTATACTGAGTTCTTCCGTCAAGATCCACATGCGCACGTCTCGCAGCTCCCTTGAGATGCTTGTTCGCGATGTCCGGAGAAATCAGCCTGGAACCGACCATGAAGAGAAACTGATTGTCTGACATATCTGCAGATAGATCATTGAGGATCCTGCACGTTTGATCTGTGAGGATCCCTGTCTTGTACTTCTGACCGCTCTTCGATGTCTTGATAGAATCCTTGATCTGCCTTGTCCGAAAGCTCACAGACTGCTCAGTGTAGATTCCGTGAAGATCCGGGAAGTAGTTCCGCTTCTGGATGCCAGCAACTTCCCCCGGCCGGAACCCGGTGTCCCGGAGTATGAGGAAATAACCGGCCCACATCTTAGACAGCCAGATCCGCATAAGCTCGTCGTAATCAGGCGGGAAGAGTAGGGCAAGCTCACCTTTCGTGATCTCACGCCTCGGCTTGTTCCTGGCATTGATCATCCTGACATTGTCGGCCGGGTTGATTTCTATGTGCCCCTGCCTCTTCGCCTCGTGCATGATCATCCGGAAACAGATAAGCACCTTGTTCTTCGAATCATCTGATAGAGGTGGCCTCTTCCCTTTCGTGCTCCTGAGAGACAGGATCCAGTCTTCGATGGCGACATCGGTGATAGAGTCGATGAGGTGAGATCCGAACTGGGGAATGATGTGGTTTTCGACCCTCCCCTGGTGCTGATCCCAGTACGCCTCAGAGTACCCCTGATGTCTGGCTTCTGATCTTCGTATCACTCCGTAAGGATCCTTCTCAGTGAAGATCTCCTTCGCGAAGGCGCTCATCGTCGGGATCCTAGTATCGTTCAGCAGTCCACCCCGGCGAAGCTCATCCTCGGCAAACCTGACAGCTCCGGGCATGTCAGCAGATCTTGTACTGAACCATCTCCCGGGGATGTGCCGGAACGTTACATAATAAACGCCCTTGTCTTTCTTGTAAGTGAATCGGTACGGGTTTTTCATGCTTTTAGTATACAGCTAAAAATGTCCATGTAAAGAGTTTTTGTATACCGTTTTGGTGACCTTTTTCGCATATAAAAAAGAGGCAACTACTTTACATTAAAGTAATTACCTCTTGTTTTAGGACTCCCCCGGACGGACTCGAACCGCCGACAAGGTGGTTAACAGCCACCTGCTCTACCGACTGAGCTACAGGGGAATGTTCTCATGCTACGAACAATGGCTAATGTATCTGAATCATCAACTCCTGTCA